CATTGTTCTTGGCCTATCACGATTCCGCAGAGAACAATATCAACGGCATGGCGTGCCCATGGCTGAGCATGCCTTGCTGGCTCAGTGAAGGCCACGCCGAGCTGTACACGATCCCGTTCGGTCTAGATACCAAGCTCCTGCGCGGTCTCCGAATTGGGCAGATAAACAACAGGGCGGAAGACGGTCTGCTGGGACTCCTAAACCGGACTCGACACAATTTGACGACAGGGAGACAGGACTGCACTCGCGAGTTGATGTATTCAATTGGCCTGCTCGTTAACGAAAAGCTGTTTTACGACTTTGGCGATGAGAAGATCAACGAGTTCTGGTTGGCCATAAACCAGTCCAGCAGTGCGGCTGACCCAAGTTGGGAAATCGCATTCAGCGACACGTTCGACACTTCTGCTGAAGACTGGTATGAGACTTCAGCAATCCCCTACTTGCTGGGAGTGTTTGATGACTAGCCGTGCCAGCCGGTCACATATGTCTTGTCGACGGGTTCCTTGCAGGCTTCTTTGATTTTGTCGATCTCAGCCTCAGCAGGGTTGCCCAAGTCGAGAGCTTCTAGGGCCAAACAGGCTTCCCAAATTGCCCTCTGGACGGCTTCTGAAATAGTTGAATACGGCATTTAGGTCACCTGTTTTGCGTTTGGTGGAATGATGGCTGCGAGTGAGCGCGGCGTGTGGTGGACTTCGCCGTCGATGTCGACCCATTCAATCCAGAAATCGGGATTGGCAAGAGTGGGGATGAGTTGGCTGATTTCGTACTTTTCTCTGGCCACCCTACGAGTCTAGGCTGAAAATCGCGGGCCACCTTATAAGTCCTTGCTCTCGATCTGGTTTGCGATTCTCCTGAGTTGTTCAGACAGGCTCGGAGTCATCTCTGCCATCGTGTCTACCGGCTTCGGAGACGCCAAGATGATCTTCTCTGATTCTGCAGTTTCCTTAGCAGCCTCTTCCTTCTCGGCGATCATCCTGATGATTGCATCCCAGTCGATACTCGGATCGGCGACATCAGGACCGAGGTTTTCCAACTTGTAGTCAGAGATGTCCCACGCCATGTTCTCGGGGGACATAGCTGGTCCACCGTAGTAGGCATCCAACCACGCCCATGTGACAGCGGTCTTGTCGGTGACAACGAGGTTGTGGCGAACCCACTCGCCATTATTTCCATCGACACGAGCACGAATGTAACCCTCGTCGAAATCGGCTTCACACTCGAACAGAACAGGGGCACCGCCTACCTTGAGTTGTCCGACCTTTACCGAATCACCCCACCGTGGGACCTGGCCCAGATGGTAGAAGTACATGCCGATGGGCATGTAGCCGTCTTTGGTCTTGCCGAACCATGTACGGAATGAGAAACCATCTGGATTGGGTTGCCGGTTGCCATGTCCGTAAGATTGGCCCCTGGCGTTCTTGTACCGCAAGTCGGCAAACCCCAGTGTCTTTCCCGTACTGTGGGAATTCCAGTTGCCAAGCGCCCTGACCATGTAGGACACCCTCACATGGCGACAGGGTGGTACCTCTTGATAGAGGGCGCAACCGTAGTGGTCACCCTCTCGGAACATCAGCCGTAGAGCGTCGCCGCTCAGATAGGCGTTTTTGATGTCCCCTTTCCAGGAATTCTGCCAGCCGTCTTTGAATGTCTCGTGGACTAGGACGCTCATCGGTTCCTCCTAAATAAACGGGAGAAGAACCCCCTCTTCACGACAATCGGTCCTGTCGGGGTGGCGTCCTTAAGTAGTTCCTCGACAGGGCTCTTCTTCTTCGGAAGCGGCGGAGCGTAGACGAGCTTTTCTGGTTTTTCCTTAGCCTGCCGAGCCTTCGTCGCCGGATTGCGCGGCTTCGTAGTGGCCCTGGTCCCCGGTTTGGCGCTCTTTGTGGGAGCAGTCTTTGCAGCAGCAGGTTTCTTAGCCGGAGCCTTCTTAGCTGGAGCCTTCTTAGCTGTCGGTTTCTTTGCTGCCGGTTTCTTTGCTTTGGCCATGATAAATGGGTTCCTCTGTGGGATTTGTGCCTTGTGTAGTCTAGCGAACAATGGACACCTATCCGGATACCTATTCAAAAGTCGCCCTGTCGATGACAGCTGCCCAAAAGGCAAAAGAAGGACTGGTAGAAGAGCTTGGTATCGGAGAGGATCTTCCTTTCAATTTCTTTGGTTGGGCTGAAGATCAGCTAGTGATGCTGATCCAATGTTCCAAAATAGATATGAAACTTCCTGCCGGTACCCGACTTGAGAAATGCACAGCGGCACTTGAGGCGATGCGTCGCTATTGGGGATGTGATGAAATAACCCTGGTTGCAGAGGGTTTCCAATCAAGACAACCAAAAATGCTGTCTGGTGAAGAGCTGATCCAGGCTTTTACAGATCAAAGTTCAGAAATCGAAGAAGTGCTGACTGCCACCCATGTCGAATTGGATGATTTTGGGGTACCCATGGCTACCTTAATAAGTATTCCTTATCAGTACCTATTGGGACGCCACATTGTTTGGGGAGACGCGTTGGGATTTGAGAGAGGCGTGGGAGACATTATCCGTAACGCTAAAATCCCCGCGACCATCGCCAAATGCATCATGGAACATCCAGACCCAGATGTCGTTAGTGGGGACCTGGACCGAATCACCGGTGTGCTCATGGAGAACGGTTTTAACGTCCAAGAATTCTAACGAGGTTGTGCTTTTTATGGCACCCTGGGTAGTGTGGCGTCATGTTGAAACGACGGTTACTACTCCTGGCGTTCCTGGCAACTCTGGTCTTCACCTTGATGTCGATCCGACCAGCGGGTGCAACTCACGACACGATCTATTCGCCCTGCTCTACCGAATACGGGTTCATTCACATGACCTACGACGAGTGGGCAGCTCACATCACCACGATGGAAGCCGACGGAACGATTCCGCCCGGTGTGGTGTTCCGCTATTACGAGGCGCTCCACGGGGGCAAGGGTAATACCGTGCTGGAAGATGGGTCGATTCCGGCGTGGGATACATGGGCGCGTGGCTTGACCGACGGTCAGATCCTGTCCCTTGATGACTGGCTCAACGGGGACTATCCGGAGATCGAAGCGTTGAACTTCAGTGCGGGCTTAGTCCCTGAGTGGATTCTGGACGCCAACATGACCATTCGCCGGGTTGACGATCCCTACTGGGCCGTAGCGAATCCGATGACTCCAACTTTCACCGTCTGGCAGTCGCTCTGCATGGGCAACTACGGGTATTCGATACCCGTCATGGAGATCAACGATGACGGTGTGTGGGTTTCGAATCTTCCCGCAACCACGACGACGGTAGCTCCGACCACGACAACTACGACGGTAGTTCCGGCCACGACTACGACGGTCGCCCCGACCACAACGACGACGGTTGCCCCAGTGACCACGACGACCCAGTCTCCTCTGCCCGATCCCGGACCCGGACCTGAGGAAATCACTCCTGCCCCACCGCCTTCTTCGTCGGGCCTCCCTGTTGGGTATGACCTGTTCGACGCTGAGTGGGACGAGTACCCCTTCGAGTACACGGTCCTTCTGTTGGAGGAACGGTACCCACCGGGGACACCGGGCAAGTTCCATTTCCGCCTGTCCTACGCCGTTGAATTCCTGAGGAATGGGGGAATGGTGCGCGGTCTCGATAACCTCTGGGACAGTGCTACCAGTTAGGAGTCACCGTGTCTAAGAAGAACGGCTGGGTACCAGGCGACTATACGGACCTATGCGACTGGTTTGAGGGAGGAACACCGCCTCAATGCGACTGTTCTGTCGAAACTCCGGTTGGTACATCGTTTGGGCGGGATGGGTCTCAGCGTGCGTGGGGCCGTATCCACCCCGCCAATGGCGGAAAGCATTTTCAGTACGGGTTCTTCTGTGTGTCAGGCGAGCACAGGTGGGTGTTCGCTAGCCCGGAGGGCAATCGTCAGGACTCGGTGTCCAAGTCTTTCATGGAAGCGGTCCTCAGGATCGTCTGGGTGCAGAGCGGGAATTGGCCCGAGGCATTCGATGAGCACACGGTTGAAGATCATTGTCCCATCTTCCAGTGCAATGTGACCCCTGAGTCATGCGCTTATGCGGATTGCCCCAACCTTGCGACTGAAGTACATCATTTCGCCCCCAAATCGCTGTTTCCCGACGACTATGACAAGTGGCCGACTGCTCCGCTTTGCGAAGAGCACCATCACGTCATCTGGCATCCGAGAGTTACGCCTTATCTACAGAATTATGGTGCCTACAAACTTCTCAGCCCAGATCTTTATAACAAAGTGATGGACCTGATTCCTGAAGATCAAGTCGAGGCAATCAAATTCCAACAGACTACCGAGCAAGAACTCAAGCAGGGGGTTTAGGTGAAATACCCCAAGGACTCCTACTCATGAAGTTTAAGTATCCCAAGGACGCCATGTATAAGTGCCCCAAGTGTGTAAGGCACTTCATGGGGGGCATGGCCGTGCGTGTTTACGATGGCCGCTGCAACGTCTGTGACGCGGAGATCGATCCGAAGGTGGACCGGACCAAGTAGGTCAATCCAGGTCAAACCGAAGCTGTCCGTTCTCCTCGTATTCCGAAAGACATATGCTTCGAGACTTGCACATCTCGTCTGCGATTTCCCCCATCCTCTTGAAGATCGATCCACTAACGACCCTGAGGCTCATAACGGCATCGAGCATTGCGCCTGCCAGGCACAGGGTCTCTTCATCGTCCTCGTCGTATTCTCCGGTTCGCTCTTCTATGAGGAGTTTTACCTCTCCCCTGAGTTCGTGCATGCACTCTGTCCATTTCTGGTTTAGCTCGATTTCGCGCTTCATTACACTCAGCTCGAAACCCCAACCGTGGTTGGTTGAGTCGCTGAGCGGTTCGCCTCCGGTCGTTTCGATATCGAAGGCGTCCTGTTCTGACATGTCTGGCATCGGTATTGCCCTTCCTGTTGTGGGCCGGACATAAAATCCGGTCGCTACTTATAGACATGTCTCCCCAGTCAGAGTTCTTGCGTTGTTTGTCCCATTTTCTTTGCGTGACATTCGTCACCCCTTCCTTCACGAACCCTTCTTCCCCTCCTTCTATGGGCGCTGGGTGCCCAGGCGTTCAGAAGTAAAAGTGGGTGTACCATCAAGGAATGGTCGGATACCCCCCGGATGGCGCTTACGAGCAACGCATGTCTGAGAGCATTCGCGTTGGCCCGTACAACATCGATATACTTCGTGCCGGTCCAATGGCGTGTCCAGTCTGTGGAGACCCCACTGGTAATTGTGTCGGCGAGAATGGCCCCGAACCGCCCGACCATATTTCTGGGTGGAATTCAATAGACTCTCTGAATGAGACTCAGACGTATCTAGTTGAAGAAGATGTAACTGAAGAACGTCAGATTGCGGGGGGTATTGTGATCACCGTGCTCAAATACGCAAAAGGTCGTCACATCCCACTCGAAGAAGCCAAAAACTTGGGATTAATTTAACGGTTTCAGTAATTTCTGGTTCGCTACAATCGGTAGGACCCACCCGATCACGAGCCCGCAGAAAACTATCGATGACCCTGCTAACCCAAGAATTTGTAGACACTTACGCCGACAAGACGCCCCCATGGGGATTTGGCGGCATGGGCGAAATTGTGTTCCTCCGAACCTACAGCCGTTCCAAGGGAGACAACACGGTCGAGACCTGGCCAGAAACCCTGCAGCGAGTAATCAATGGTGCCGACGAGATCGGCGTTGATTACACCAAGCACGAGGTAGAGCGCCTTTTCGACTTGATGTTTAACCTGAAGTGTTCATTTTCTGGACGGGCCCTCTGGCAGCTAGGGACCCCGTTAGTTCAAACGCTCAACGGTGCGAGCCTCAACAACTGCTACTACACGAACATCGAAACCATCGAGGACTTCGAATTCATCTTCGACATGCTCATGCTCGGCGGCGGTGTTGGTTATTCAGTCGAGAGGGCCAAGATCCACGACCTCCCCAAGGTCAAAGCTGGCGTGGAGATCACCCACGAGCGCACCAACGACGCCGACATCATCGTGCCCGACTCACGGCATGGCTGGTCTCGGATGTTACATGCGGTCCTCAAGTCGTACTTCGAGACCGGCAAGTCCTTTTCCTATTCGACGATCCTGGTTCGCGAGTTCGGGGCGAAGCTCAAGACCTTCGGCGGTACTGCTTCTGGCCCGGGAGCGCTTATCGACGGATTGAAGGACATCTGTGGCGTTCTGGATAACCGGGTCGGCAAGAAGGTCCGGAGCGTTGATGTACTCGATATTTGCAACATTATTGGAAGGATCGTTGTTTCGGGATCTTCACGCAGGTCAGCTCAGATTGCGACTGGCGACCCTGACGACATGCTTTTCCTTCGTGCCAAAAACTGGGGAACTGGCAACGTCCCAGCTTGGCGGTCGAGTAGCAACAACTCAATTTATGCCGATTCGTTTGATGAAATCATGCCCGAGCTTTGGAAAGGGTATGACGGGAGTGGAGAGCCGTATGGACTTGTTAATAGGAAACTGGCTCGCCGGGTTGGAAGGCTCGGAGAGGCGAAGACAGATAACAGCATTGAGGGGTTTAACCCCTGCGCAGAGATCGCCCTGGGGGACGGGGAGTCGTGTAACTTGGCGACGATTTTTCTCCCGAATGTCGATTCGCTCAAAGAAGCGTTAGAAATTTCCCAACTTCTGTACAAAACGCAGAAAGCGATTACGCGACTGGACTACCCGTTTGAAAAGACCACGAACATGGTCCGAAAGAACTCCAGGTTGGGCCAGTCGATAACCGGTGTGCTTCAATGTGATGAGAAACAACTGAAGTGGCTACCACGGGTCTATGAATTCTTGGACGAATTAGACCAACGCGAATCTCAGAAGAAGGGCCTTCCCCGCTCAGTCCGGCTGACCACGATTCAACCCTCAGGGACGCTGTCGCTACTCCCAGGGATTACACCAGGCATACACCCCTCATACGCCAAGTTCTACATCAGGCGTGTTCGGTTCCGTTCGACAGATCCCCTCGTAGATACCTGCCGCAAGCGCGGTTACAAGGTCCAGTATGACGTTGGGCTTGATGGTCGGGAAGACCACACCTCATACGTCGTTGAATTCCCCTGCAAGTCCCCAGAACATGCAACTTTGGCTTCCGAACTCACTGCGATTGAGCAGTTGGAGTGGGTCAAGCGGATGCAAACCGACTGGGCTGACAACTGTGTGTCGGTAACCGTCTATTACCGCAAGGGAGAACTCAAGGAAATTAAGGCGTGGTTGAAGAACAATTACACCAAGTCCATCAAGTCGGTTTCTTTCCTGCTCCACACCGACCACAACTTCCCCCTACCGCCCTACGAGGAAATCACTGAAGAGGAATATGAGAAGACGTTTGCCAAGATCGACTTCTCTGTTCCTCTAGCTCAAGATAACGGGGATCACGAACTCGATCTCGATGAGTGCAACGGTGGAGCATGTCCGGTCAAGTGAGATACGTCACCACTTCTCGATAGGACAGTGGAGCCCTGGGACCCTGACCTTTAGAGGCATGAAGCACCCACACTCGCTGCAACGCTTAGTGAACCTCTTGAAGCGGTCACACTCAAGACAGAATGCGTACTTCTCAGCAGGCTGTAGCTCGATCAACGTCGGTTTTGAAGATGGGTTTCGTTTGATTCCCATAGTCGGGTATCACATTTCAGGCAGGTCTCCTGCCATGCGTATTGCTGTCGGAATTCCATTGGGTGAGAACAATCCAACACTTCTGCCACCATGGAGTTGACCAACTCACGAATAAACGCAGACATTGATTTACCTTCACGCTCTGCGGCAAGCTTCCAGCGTTCGTGATCCCTCTGGGTTGAACGAATAAGAATTTGTTTGTCGGCAGGGCCGTCGTCGTCGCTGACTTTCTGAGAAACCTTGGGTTCGAGGGTTTCAGCCACCTTGTCCATTGCCGCTTCGATATTGTCCTGCCGGACAGTGTCAGCTAAAGCCGCTGCCGCTTCAAGCGGACTGAATACCGGAGTTGGTTCAGCAATTCGAATGTCTGGATGAGGTGTAGTCATCTCGATGAGTTCTTGCTCAAGCGCTTCCATCTCAGCCAATTCTTCGACCAAGTCCTCGGGCAGGGACGCCTCCTCCTCTTCTTCCTCGTTGCCGAGGTTTGGAAGATAGGAGCTTGTTGGCACAAAGCTTTCGTCAGCCATGTATATCAGTCTATTCTGATTCTTCGTCATCCAGGGGAGGATCGACGATCTCAGCGTCGACGATGTCTTTGTCATCAACCAGGCTCAGCTTGGGTTTCCCTAGCATCTGATTAACGTCTTCCTCCGGGAGTACGCCGCTTTTTGCCATCAACTCCAGAAGTTCACGAGCCTCATTTTCTGGCGAGAAGGTGCTTGTGGGAGTTGCGCCATCCTCCCCGACCATTGAAACCCTGATTGGCTCTGAGAGATTGGTTGAAAGGTCCATATGGATGGAAACATTATTGTTTTCCATACCAAGAAGCTTTGACCGTCTGTCCATAATTGAAAGGACTTGCTGAATGGCTTTCATGTCTGGTTCCACAGAAATTTCTGTACCGTCGTCAAGAGATACGCGACGGTGCTGTGTCATTGGCCAGATTGCGGCCTGAAGAGAATCAAGACGTTCAAGCTCCATCCGGAGAACTTCCGGATAGGCCATAAGGGCCTCACGGTTGAGGCGCTCCAATTGACGACCGATGGCTTTTGACACGACAGAGGTCGAGACGCCGAAACGTCGACCGATCTCCTGGGAAGCCACGCCGCCCTGCCGCATTTTGAACATGCGAAGGTCACGTTCTGCGAGAAATTCTCTGGTTAGCGCCTTGCTCGTGGATTCAGCCATTAGATACGGTCGCCCACTTTCCATCCCAGGATGGCTCCTACCGGGATGAGCAGTGCCAGAGCCCACCAGTCGCCGATAAGACCACCAGCGACGATGGAAGCACTAATAGAAAAGATGGCTCCAAAGAACAGGTTTTTGATTGGCATTAGGTCACGTCCATAAACTCGGTTACCTCGAATGGGAATTTCGTACCACGCTTCATTTTCAAAGGCCAATAGCGTTGGTCACGGGCGCCCCTGAAGTGATTGACTTCATACACATATTCTCCCATATGGGTGGGATCAGGTTGTAAAGCAAGGCCAAATTCTGGCCATCTGGACCAGACTGCTGACCCGAATGGCCTTAGTTCCCTG